TTATTCCCGATCTGCCGGGCTGCTATCCTGTCGGCGATACGGTTGCCGACGCGCTTGCCGATACCAAAGCCGCCGCAATGTTCCATCTCGAAGGGCTTTTGCAGGAAAACCTGCCGATTCCTGGGGCGCAAAGCATAAAGGTTCATCGGGACAATCCCGATTATGCCTAGCGGTGTTGTGGACGATGGTTGAAGCGGACGATGCCGCATTAACCGGACAGGTACGGTTTAATATCAGTTGGCCGCAACATATCCTCAACCGTGTCGATGCCTGCACTGCCGCCGTCATGAAACCCGAGCGGTTTTTTGGCGAAAGCCGCTTTAAAGGCGATGCAGCCTTAACTTTCAGCCCGATTTTTTCGGGCTTTTTTATTGCCGATGCCGTCTGAATGCGGAGCGGCGGCAATTTTACAGCGTGAGACCTTTGCAAAATTCCCCAAAATCCCCTAAATTCCCACCAAGACATTTAGGGGATGTTCCATGAGCACCTTCTTTCAGCAAACCGCCCAAGCCATGATTGCCAAGCACATCGACCGTTTCCCACTATTGAAGTTGGACCAGGTAATTGATTGGCAGCCGATCGAGCAGTACCTGAACCGTCAAAAAAACCGTTACCTTAGAGACCACCGCGGCCGTCCCGCCTATCCCCTGTTGTCCATGTTCAAAGCCGTCCTGCTCGGACAATGGCACAGTCTCTCCGATCCCGAACTCGAACACAGCCCCATCACCCGCATCGACTTCAACCTGTTTTGCCGTTTCGACGAACTGAGCATCCCTGATTACAGTATAGTGGATTAACAAAAACCAGTACGGCGTTGCCTCGCCTTAGCTCAAAGAGAACGATTCTCTAAGGTGCTGAAGCACCAAGTGAATCGGTTCCGTACTATTTGTACTGTCTGCGGCTTCGTCGCCTTGTCCTGATTTTTGTTAATCCACTATACTTTATGCCGCTACCGCAATTGGCTGGCTCAAGACAATACCCTGTCCGAATTGCTCAAACTGATTAACTGCCAACTGACTGAAAAAGGTTTAAAAATAGAGAAAGCATCCGCCGCCGTCGTTGATGCCACCATTATTCAGACCGCCGGCAGCAAACAGCGTCAGGCTATAGAAGTTGACGAAGAAGGACAAATCAGCGGCCAAACCACACCGAGTAAGGACAGCGATGCCCGTTGGATCAAGAAAAACGGCCTCTACAAACTCGGTTACAAACAACATACCCGTACCGATGAGGAAGGCTATATCGAGAAACTGCACATCACCCCCGCCAATGCCCATGAGTGCAAACACCTGCCGCCTTTGCTGGAAGGGATAGCCGAAGGTACGACCGTCTATGCCGACAAAGGCTATGACAGTGCGGAAAACCGGCAACATCTGGAAGAACATCAGTTGCTGGACGGCATTATGCGCAAAGCCTGCCGCAACCGCCCGCTGTCGGAAACGCAAACCAAACGTAACCGATATTTGTCGAAGACCCGTTATGTGGTCGAACAAAGCTTCGGTACGCTGCACCGTAAATTCCGCTACGCCCGGGCAGCCTATTTCGGACTGATTAAAGTGAGTGCGCAAAGCCATCTGAAGGCGATGTGTTTGAACCTGTTGAAAGCGGCCAACAGGCTAAGTGCGCCCGCTGCCGCCTAAAAGGCAGCCCGGATGCCTGATTATCGGGTATCCGGGCAGGATTAAGGGGGTGTTTGGGTAAAATTAGGCGGTATTTGGGGCGAAAACAGCCGAAAACCTGTGTTGGGATTTCGGTTGTCGTGAGGGAAAGGAATTTTGCAAAGGTCTCAGCCTGATTTCAAGTCAGTGTGTTGAAACAGTGTGTTGAAACGAACAAGTGATGGAAGGTTGGGATTTTTAAGGCTTGGCAAAAGGCCGTCTGAAAATATTCAGACGGCCTTTTGCCATACCCGCGTCAGGCGGCGCGGTTGATTTCTTCCGTTTCGTTCACGGCGCGGGCGAGCCGTTCGGAAATGCAGCCGATGATATCCGCCAGCCCCTCGGCATCCCAGCTTTTGGTCTTAGCCGATTTGTTGTCCAGCAGCAGCGCGTGGAGCGCGGCGAGGGCGGAATTGGCAACCTCCATATCCAGGCGGCTGTCTTCGCGCAGGGCGCAGCAGGTTTCGCCTTTGAACGCAAACCAGTTTTCCTGCCGGTTTTCCTGTTTGCACACTTCGGGCAGCGGCAGGTAAACGGTTTCCGGCTGGTCGTCGTCATAAGAATAGGCCGCACACACTTTGCCGTCATAGAGGCAGATTTCCAAATGTTCGCCGACCAAGACGTGGGGGACGGCTTTCACACTGTATTCCGTACCACGGAAACATACGGTCAAATCGGCAGATACTTGGCGTTTCATGATTGCTCCCCCTCTTCAACGGTCAATTGCAGGGCTTGGACGATGGCGTCGCGCTGTTCTTCCAACTGCCGTTGCAGCAGCTTGGTCGGGGTCGGCGCCTTCCATTCGCCGCCGAACTCGTATTTGTCGTTGACCAGCGCGTTGACGGCGGCTTTGGAAATACCCAATTGGGCGGCGGCCTGCGACTGGCTGAAGCCTGCGGCGACGAGCTTTTTGGCTTCGACGGCGTGGTCGGGGCTGATGCGGGCGCGGGATTTCTGGTTGCGCTCCAAGAGGTCGATGTAGCGGTGGGTGAGCTGGTTCTGCTGCAGGACGAGGGTCATGCCCTGCGCCAAGAGCTTCATATCGCCTTCGATGCCCGAAGATCCGCGCGGCTTGGACAATTCCGACTCCATGGCGTTGAAGGCGGCGATGTAACGCTCCTTCCACTGCGCGGCAGCTGAGCCGGTAAAGCCCATACACAGGAACACGAAACCGTCGCGGGTGATTTCGTAGGCGGGTTTCTCGCGGTTCATCCCGTCGCGGTAGGAAATGGGCTGAAAATTCAGCTTTGCAAACTCGTCTGAACATTCGAGGTTTTCAATTGCTTGAAGGACGTTCTTGTGCTTTTTTCCGAAGTGGTTTGAAACAGCGAGCGAGGTTGTAACCAAACGGTCGCCGGAGATTTGAACAAGTTGGGTGTTGTTGGTATTCATGATAGAATAGCCTTTCATTTCTGAAGTTGGAATGACGAAAAGGAGTTTTGCGAGAACTGCCTTTTCATTGATCGCCGTCGAGTTTGATATTCAGCTTGACGGCGATTTCTCTGCCCTGACCGTACAAACATTTGGATTTGCCGTTCAGAACACGGGAAACATCAACGGAATTAAAACCGTTTTCACGCGCCCATTGGGCAGCGGTTTTGTTTTGGTCTTTCAGCCATTGCTTGGCTTCATCTCGAGTACGCTTTTCCATAAAAAACCTTTAAAAACAATGAAGACATGATATAATCTTACTGCAAATGCAATAAAATCAATACATATTTTATGTATTGATTTAATTACTTTCAAGGATTTTTTTTATGAGTTCTTCGGTAGAAATTGGTAAACGTTTGAAAGAATTTAGAAAAAAACAAAAAATAACTCAGGAGCAAATGGCTTTTCTTCTACAAATATCCCGAAACACTCTTCTTCTTTGCGAAAAAGGGGAGGCAAATCTGAACATGCAGTCTTTGATTATGATGGGCAATTTTCTAGGGATGGATCTGAATTGGCTGATAATGGGGAAAACCGAACCTAGACAGTCAGACTTTTCCCCTCAAGAGCATTTACTAATACAAGCTTTGCGCCAGCAATCACCCGAATTCCAAGAACAGTTGCTTAAGTTGCTGCAAACCTTACCAAAATAAAAAAAGGTCGTCTGAAACGTTTTCAGACGACCTTTCCCATATCCGTTTGTCAAACGCGTCAATTCTGTTTAGAATAATTTACCGATTGATTTTTAAATAAAAAGTGAAACGACGTTTCACTTTTTGAGGTTTGTGGGAAGAAAAAATGGAAACCCGTGCGCAGAAAAAACAGCGGTTGATACGGCTCATCCATGTGGCGAAATCGCAGTTGATGATGGACGACGGCGAATACCGCGCACTGCTTGCCAACCTCTCTTGCGGCAAGACGAGCAGCACCAAGCTGTCGGTCGGGGAGCTGGAGCTGGCGGTCAAGGCGTTGCAGATGCGCGGCTTTGTGGTTGCCACTAAGGCGCAGGCTGCATCCGGCAAGAGGGATTTGCCGGTGCATATGCCCAACCGCATGATGGAGGCGCAGGTCAAAAAGATACGCGCGCTTTGGTTGGAGCAGCACCATTTGGGCGCGGTACGCAATCCGTCGGAATTGGGCCTGTCGCGGTTTGTGAAGCGGATGACGGGCATCGATTATCACGGATGGTTGGGGACGGATGACGCGGTACGCGTTATCGAACATTTGAAGAAGTGGAAAGCGAGGGTGGAAAATGGCGGACGAAAGAGTGCCTGAACTGGTGGCGGACTTGGAAGACCAAGCGGTCGCCTGCCTGATGTCGGTATTGCCGATGGAGCGGCAGCAGGCGGTCGAAGTATCTAAAAAGCTGTCCCGTCATCTGACCGGCAACTGGGGCGGGCAGCTGATTTATTTCCCGAAAAACCTTTTGGGCAGGGTATCGGAGCGAGATATGCGGATTTATAAGGAGTTTGACGGCAAAAACCATGCGGAACTTGCCCGCAGATACGACCTGACCGTGCAGCACGTTTACCGCATCGTCAAGGAGGTCGGAATGGCGGAGCGGGCGAAAAAACAGGCAGATTTGTTTTCGTAAGCACACCGCATAATTAAAACATCGGTCAGGTTTAGCCCTGACCGATTTTATATTGCGTTTCTCTTTGCGGTCGGGGGTTTGCCTACCCCGAAGCCAAAACGCGCTAAAAACGCGATTTTGGCGCGTTTGTTTTATTAGCCCCGATTAAAAGATTGGGGGCGGATCCTGTACCGCCCCGCCTCGGGGCGGTTTTTTAATGCCGCCGGCAAACATCTGCCGAAATATAGTGGATTAACAAAAACCAGTACGGCGTTGCCTCGCCTTAGCTCAAAGAGAACGATTCTCTAAGGTGCTGAAGCACCGAGTGAATCGGTTCCGTACTATTTGTACTGTCTGCGGCTTCGTCGCCTTGTCCTGATTTTTGTTAACCCACTATAAGTTTTAAACCCGATTAAAAGCCGTTTCAGACGGTATTTGCCACAATAGCCTCATCCATCCGATGAGGTTTTTTTATGTCCTATGAAATTTTCCGCGCAGGGACGCGCACCGATGCAAACGGCAATACGGTAACGATTACGCACGCCGACCTTGCCGCCGCCGCGCAAGCCTACGATCCGAAGGTGCATGAGGCTCCTATTGTGGTTGGCCACCCGAAGGCGGACGCGCCGACTTACGGCTGGGTCAGCGGACTGAAAGCTGAGAACGGCGTACTGACGGCGGACTTTGACCAAGTCGATGAAGGCTTTGCGGATTTGGTTAAAGCCGGACGATATAAAAAAGTGTCGGCGAGTTTTTACCCGCCGACCAGCCCGAACAATCCCAAACCGGGCGTTTGGACGCTGCGCCATGTGGGCTTTTTGGGCGCGCAACCGCCCGCAGTCAAGGGTTTGTCCCCCGTCAGTTTTGCCGAAGGCGAAGTTTATGTCGAGTTTGCCGAAGAACCGCAAGAAATCGGCTTATTGCGCCGATTACTGAGCATGGCGGGTTTGAAACCTGCCGAATTTACCGAATCACCCCCACCCCCGGAAAACCATGAAAACAAGGAGACTCCTATGTCGCTGGAACAAGAACTTGCAGCAGAAAAGGCCGCCCGCGAAGCTGCCGAGAAGAAGGCTGCCGAATCGCAGGCGGAATTGAAAAAGCTGCAAGACGAGCAGCATGCCGCCCTGCGCGATGGTGCGCATGAGCAGAATGCCGAATTTGCCGAAGGCTTGGTCAAGGCAGGCCGTCTGAAACCTGCCGACAAGGATTTGGTCGTCAAGGTTTTGGATTTTGCCGAATACCCTGACGACGTAACCGCCGACTTCGGCGAAGGCAGTAAGAAGCAGCCTTTGTCTGCCGCACTGCGTGCATTTTTTACCGCCGTGCTGCCCAAGCAGATTCAGGGCGGTGAGATGGCGAAAGGTGAAACGCCGTCGGGATTGGCGGCAGACTTTGCCGAAGCGGCGGACCCGGAAGCCTTGAGCCATCACCAACGTGCATCGGCATTGGCGGCGAAGGAAGGCATCCCTTACGAAGAGGCTGCCCGCCGTACTATTGCTTAATCATCAACCCGTCAAATGCGACGACGTTGTCGCATTTGTCCTAAAAAAGGATAAAACATGAGTGCATCTCATTTGCGCGGCCTGCGCGGCCAGCTTGATCCGGTTTTAACCAATCTCGCACTGGGCTACAAGCAGGCGGATTTTATTGCCGAGAAAATCTTCCCGGTGGTGTTTACCGAAAAAGAAGGCGTGCGTGTGCCGGTGTTCGGCAAGGGTTCATTTGTCGAGTATCAGACCGAACGTGCGGTCGGTGCGGCATCGAATGTGATTACGCTGGACTCCCCAAACTTTATGCCGGTTGTGTTGGAAGAACATGATTTGGCCGCCGGTGTAGATTACCGCGAACAAGCGGAATCGATGTACGACGAGCGCGCCAAGGCAACACGCCGCGCGGTCAAGGGCGTGCAGCTGCGTCAAGAAATCGAAACTGCCGCCCTCCTGCAAAACAAATCGGCTTATCAGTCCGGTTTCAGCAAAGACTTGGCCGCCACCCAAAAATGGAGCGATAAAAACTCTGATCCGTTGGCAGACATCGAAACCGCCCGCGAGACTGTGCGCGCAGGCTGCGGTATACGCCCGTCGGTGCTGGTGGTAGGCGCGAGCGTGCTGTCCGCACTTAAACGTCACGAGAAGCTCATCGGCGCACTGGGCGCGAACGAACGCAAGTCCCTGCTCACGGTCGAGCAGCTGAAAAACCTGCTGGAGCTGGACGACATCATCGTCGGCGAGGCGGTATCTACACCTGCCGCCAATAAGGCCACCCAAGATATTTGGGGCAAATTCGCCAGCCTGATTGTGCGTCCGCATACGGCTTCCGGCGGCAATGACGAGGGTGAACCGAGCTTCGGTTATACCTTCCGCCGTCGCGGTATGCCGGTAGTTGACCGCTACGAAGAGGTTGGCGGCAAGGTGGAATACGCGCGCTATACCGACATCCGCAAAGCGGCAGTGGTCGGCGGTGCATGCGGACGTGGTTGCGTAATCGGTAAAACGCCGTCTGAAAGGCTTCAGACGGCCTATGGAGAGAAATATGACTTTATTCGTGAAGTATGAAGATTTAGATGAGCGTATTGCCGAGGTACGGTATCACCGTGTCGAAGGAACGACTTCAACCGTATGTACGGTGATCTTGCATTCCGGGTTTGTCGTCGTCGGCCATTCTGCCGCTCTCAATTCCGAGGCGTTTGTGGCGGAGACGGGGCACGAGCTGGCCTATCAGGACGCGTTGCAAAATCTGTTGGCCTTGGAAGCCTACCGTATCAAAGAAAATGCGCATGACGCGCAGCAAAAGGAGTCTTAAATGGCACAAACAAAACAAGTGGTCTTGGTAACCACGGTCAAAACATCAGGCAAGGTGGTCAAAAACCGCTTTGTGGATTTCGCAGGCAAACAGACAGCCGCCGGTGTGAAAGTGCTGGGTACTGCTACTTTTGATGCGGATGCGGGCGATACGCTGGCGGTCGATGCCTTGGGTATCGCACTGGTCGAGGCAGGCGGCACGGTTGCCGTCGGCGATGAAGTAGCAGCCGATGCGCAAGGCGCGGCAGTCAAGGCGGCAGGTAATGCCAAGGTTGCCGGTACGGCGCGCTCTGCGGCGACAGCGGCGGGCGAAGTCATCCAAGTATTTTTGAAAGGTTGATCATGGCTAAAGTTTATATCGCAAACACTCCGTTGATTTTGGAAAACGAACAAGGCGGCCAATTTCGTGTCGAGGTCGGCGAAGCGGTCGAATTGACGGCGGAGCAGTACGAATCGGTCGCGGCACACGTTACCCCGACATTGACAACCGGCGAAGAGCCGGATGCGCAACAAAATGACACCCCGCCGTCCGAAGATACGCCGTCAGATGATGCAGGCAATGCCCCTACGGGCGAAGTTGAAAAGCCGAAACGCGGTAAAAAACCGGCAGCAGCCGAAGGGGCGGAGTAAGCCATGTATATCGGCGCGGATGATTTGACGGCTGCGATGGGCAAAACGGAGCTGGTGCAGCTGACCAGCGACAATGCGCGTGGGACAGAACCCGACGCTCAGGTCATTGATGCGGCAGTGCGTTATGCCTGCGATTTGGTGGACGGATACCTGCGTGGCAGATATGTGCTGCCGCTGAAGGACACGCCGACGGTGTTGCAGCCTTTGTGCATCAACATCGCCCGCCATTTTTTGCACAGCCGCCGCATCAACCGAGCTGACTTTCCGAAACCGCTGGAAACTGCCTACAACGCAACCATTAAGACGCTGGAAGCCATCCGCGACGGCAAAATCCACATCGGCATCGCCGCATCGGACAAGCCGCCGCAACCCGAGCTGGGCGCGTATCACGTCCGAGCGCGCGACAAAATGGATTTAGGAGGCTACTGATGAGCACGACACGTCCGATTATTGATGCGGTAGTAGAGCATTTGCAGGCCGCTATCCCGTGGGTCAGCGTTGAGGCTTTTCCGGAGCGGCCGTCCGAATACCAATTTATCCATCCCGTCGGGGCAATCTTGGTCGGCTACGGCGGCAGTAAATTTGGCGATATTGAGCAGCTCGGCCGTATTGCGCAGCAGCGCGATGTCAGGCTGATGCTGACCGTTTTTGGCAGCAGCCTTAATGCGGATGACGGCACTTTGGCCATCTTGGATGAGACACGTCTTGCTATGGTTGGTTTCGCGCCGCCGAACTGCCGGCCCTGCCACCTTATCAGCGAGGAGTTTTTGGCCGAGGATGCGGGCGCATGGCAGTATCAGCTTGTCTTGCAGACTGAGACTCAGCAGGTTGAAGTTTGCCGTGAAGAAAAACGCCCCCTCTTCGTCGCTGCCCGCTATCGCCGAACCGATCAAGACCTCAATTCCGATTTAAAACCTAAAAAATAGGAGTATCCATCATGGCAGCAGCCTACCATCACGGCACGGAGACCATCCGCATCGACGGCGGCTCCAATCCCGTCTATACCGTTGACGGCGCAATTACCGCCATCGTCGGCACTGCGCCAGTCGGCGCGGTCAATGAGCTGACGGTATGTCAAATTAAAAAAGATTTTGCCCGATTCGGCGGCGAGCTGACCGGCAAGGGCTTTACTCTGCCGGATGCCGCACACATCTGGACGCGCTACGGCAGCGGTGTCGCTTATGTTGTCAATGTTTGCGACCCTGCCAAACATAAGACAACCGTCAGCAACGAAGTATTGGCGGTTGATCCTGACACTTTGACAGCCAAAACCGCCAAGCCTGCCCTGCAAAGCGGCTACGCGGTTTCAGACGGCAACAGCCTCCTGACCGAAAACACGCACTACACCATCAACACACTGACGGGCGAAATTGTGTTCAAAACCAAACCGTCCGCCGCGGAAATCAGCTACACCTATACCGACCCGACGAAAGTGACCGAAGCCGACATTATCGGCGCATATGTGGCGGCAACGGGAAAACGCACCGGTTTGGAACTCTTGACCGAAGGTTTCAACCGACAAGGCGCGGACGCGAAAATTATCATCGCCCCCGAGTATGACGGCAACGCCGGAGTCCGCGCAGCAATGGAAATCATTGCGGGCAAATTGAAAGCCATCGCCTATGCCGCCGCGCCGAAAGGCACAGGCTTGGGCAAGGCTTTGGAAGGACGCGGTCCTTTGGGCAGCATCAATTTCCAAACTTCGTCCGACCGCTGCCAGCTCTTCTATCCCTACGCCGTCGGGCTCTTGGGTTTGGAAAGCCTTGCCACCCACGCCGCCGGCCTGCGAATGAAAACCGATGTGGAACAGGGCTACTGGTTCAGCATCTCCAACCGCGAACTCTTGGGCGTAACCGGCGTGGAAATCGGACTGACCGCCCGCGCGGACGACCCGCAGTCCGAAACCAACCGGCTGAACGAAAAAGGCATTACCACCGTATTCAACAGCTACGGCACAGGCTATCGGATGTGGGGCAACCGCCTTGCCTGTTTCCCGACGGTTTCGCATATTAAAAACTTTGAAGTGGCGCAACGCACCGGCGACATCATCGACGAGTCTATCCGCCGCGCCGAACTGCAATACGTCGACCGCCCGATTGACGATGCCTTAATCGACAGTTTGATTGAGACGGTACGCACCTATTTGGGTACGCTGCCTTCCATCGTAGGTTTCTCGGTCGGTTTGGACTATGACTACGACCTGCCGGATGCGTTCAGTAAAGGCCAAGTGCCGATTGTGTACGACTACACGCCCAAGCTGCCTGCCGAGCGTATGACCAATACCAGCGTGATGACCCGCAAATACCTGGCCAATCTGGTTTCTGCGTCCTAATGCCGTCTGAAAAAAGAAAGGAAACAAGATGAGCGCAATCAATGCAATCTACAATGCCAACGTCTATATCGACGGCAACAGCCTGTTGGGTAACGCATCCGAGTTCAAACTGCCCGAGTTTGAGTTTGGGCAGGACGACCATACCGGTTTGGGTATGGTTGGCACCATCAAACTGCCAAACGGCGTCGAAGCCCTGGAAGGCGAAGTTACTTGGAACAGCTTTTATCCCGAGGTGGCCAAGAAGGCATCCAACCCATTCAAGGCCGTGCAACTGATGGTGCGCGGCAACCTGCAAACCTTTAATGCAGCAGGTTTGGCAGAAGAAGTCCCCATCGTAACTACGGTAACGGCGATGTTTTCAAAAAACGCCTTGGGCGGTTACAAGCCGAAGGAAAAAGCGGAATTTGGCTCAACCTACCAGACAACAGAAGTCCACCAAGTCGTCGGCGGGCGCGAAGTACTGTACTACAACGCGTTCAAAAATATCTACCGCGTGGACGGTCAGGACGTTTTGAACCAAATGCGTAAAAACATTGGTGCTTAATCTTTAAATCGGATTAAAAGCCGTTTCAGACGACCTTTGACACAATCACCGTATCTTTACCGATACGGTGATTTTTTTATTTTTGGAGATGGAAAATGAATGAAGCCAAGAAATTGCAAGAAGATTTGGGTGTAAATACCGTTGTAAAACTGAAATATCCGGTACGGCTGGCGACGGGTCAGATGTTGGAACAGGTAACGCTCCGTCGTTTGCGCGTGGGCGATTTGCGCGCCGTGTCGCACCTGACGAATGAGGCGGAGCAAGAACTGGCCCTGTTTGCACGTATGGCAAGCATGATTCCCGAAGACTTTGATTGCTTGGATTTGGCGGATTGGAAACAGTTGCAGGAGACGTTTCGCCGCTTCACGGAATCCGAGCCGGACGGCAAATAGTCCGCCGCTTTCGAGGGCGGAAACGCAGCGGCAGCTGCTGTCTGCCGCCGCCGATTTGGCTTGGTGGTTCGGTTGGAGCGTGGATGAGGTTTACGCGCTGCCGCTGGACGAATTTGAAGACTGGCAGAAAGAAGCAACCCGCCAAATGAAGGCGGGTTATCGGAGGGGGATGTGATTCAGACTTGGTGGCGGCGTTCTTCTTCGATTTCGCGCTGCAAATCGCGACACCAACCATTGTCAGGCTCAGCTTTTTCAAAAAACGCCTGCCATAACTCGACTGCTACCAGCCAAACAGCGGAAGCAGCAAGGACGACGCAATAAAAAATACCAGCTAAAACTGCGAGCATACCGACAACAAACATACAAACAACCCATCACTTTAATAGGTGCATATTAGCATATGGCAAGCGATTTAGGTATATCGATCAGTGTTTCTGCCGTTGTCGGTGGGGCTTTGTCGGGTTTGACCCATATCGGCAAGGCGATGAATACGCTGAAAACGACGACCAATACCCTGTCTGAACGTCAGAAGGAACTGGGCAGGGTATTGGAGCGGAACAAAGACCGTTTGGGCGTATCGTCTGCCAAACAGCTATGGCAGGAATACGACAAAATCGGCAATTCCGTCGCCAAACTGACCCGCCAATATGAAAAGCTCAATGCCGTCCGCGCCCAAATGGCAGCCGTCAGCAGCCAATGGACAGACATCAAAGGGCAATGGCAGGGTGCGCTTGCCGCCGCAGGTACATTAATTTTGCCTGTCAAAGCCTCGATTGAATTTGAATCGGCAATGGCTGATGTCAAAAAGGTGGTTAATTTCGATACGCCGCAGCAATTTAAGGAAATGGAACGGGACATTTTGAAAATGACCCGCAAGATTCCAATGGCGGGCAAGGACATTGCTGCCATCGTTGCCGCAGGCGGACAGTCAGGAGTCGCCCGCGAAAACCTGACGGGTTTTGCCGAAAATGCCGCCAAGATGGGCGTGGCATTCGATATGGCGGCAGGACAGGCGGGCGAATCTATGGCGACGCTGTCCAACGTCTTGCAGATACCCATTCCCAAAATCGGCATATTGGGCGATGCCGTCAACCATCTTTCGGACAATGCGAACTCGAAGGCGGCGGATATTGTCAACGTCCTGACCCGCGTCGGCAGCGACATCAAGCAGTTGGGCATGACGGAAAACCAAGGTGCGGCATGGGGCAGTACCTTTTTGAGTATGGGTAAAGCCCCCGAACTGGCGGCGCAGGCGATGAAGGGTATGATTACTTCGATGTCGGTCATGAAGGCGGGCGGTGCGAAAAAAGAGCTGGCAGAGCTAGGATTGACAACCAAGGAATTTGCCGCCGCTATGGACAAAGATGCCAACGGTGCGATGCTCAACCTGTTGGCTCGAGTCAAGCAGTTGTCGAAGGCGGAGCAGTTCCCCATGCTGCTGAAGATGTTCGGCAGGAACTATGCCGACGATGCCATGATGCTCGCCAACAATGTCGGTGAGTACAACCGCCAACTGGCATTGCTGGAAGAACGCGATGCTTCAGGCAATTTGAAATATCTCGGGTCGATGCAGCGCGAGTTTGCCAACCGTTCGGCAACAACGGCGAACCAAATCCAAATTTTCAAAAACGGGATTTCGGAACTCGGCATACGCATGGGCTCGATAGTCCTGCCTGCCTTGAATGATTTTTTGGCTAAGGGCAGCAAACTTGCCAACATCGTCTCGGACTGGTCGGAAAAACATCCCGTATTGACGAAAGGGATTGTCGGTACGGCCGCTTCGCTGCTGGCTTTTAAAGTCGGGATGTTTGGTGCGATGGTCGTTGCCAACCGGTCGCGTGCGGCTTATTTGGGAATGAAGGGAGCGGTTTTATCGCTACGGTCTGCCATTGTACTGACCCATACTGTGATGCAAGGCGGAATGGGACTGCATGATGTACCGGGTAGGCTAGGAAAGCTCATGCGGGCTTTGGTGGCAGCAAGAACCGCCATGCTCGGTTTCAGTCTGTCGTCGCTGACGGCGACGTGGCCGCTGGTTTTGGCCGTCGGCGCACTTGCCCTGGTCGGATGGACAATTTACAAGGCTTGGAACCCGATTAAGGCTTTTTTTGCCGGACTGTGGGATGGGCTGTTGAAAGGCTTGAAACCGTTAAAACCTGCTTTTGATGCTCTGGTTTCTGCACTGTCGGATGCTTGGGACGGCATTTATAACGCTATTTCTCCGGTTGTAGATACCGTTTTTTCTGTCTTAGGTGGCTTGTGGGATACGGTTCGACCTTTTGTCCGGCCGCTATTGGATTTCTTTAGGGATTTCTTCAGCACGACACAAGTTGCTGCAGGCGGGGCGCGCAGCTTCGGCGAATCGGCAGGCTCGTGGATAGGTGAAAAAATCACAGCGGTCGCCGGTTGGGTCGGCGGCAAAATCGCCGAAATGAAAACCGCCTTTGACGGCGGACTGCTCGGCATCCTCGGCCTGATTCTCAACTGGTCGCCCATTGGCGCGTTCTATTCGGCCTTTGCCGCCGTACTGTCTTGGTTCGGCATTGACTTGCCGTCCAGCTTCACGCAGTTTGGCGCAAACATCATCCAAGGGCTGTGGAACGGGTTGCAGTCCAAATTCGAGTCGGTCAAGGCATGGTTTGCCGAAAAGGCGGCATCGCTCAAACAGGCTTTTGCCGGCGTGATGGGCATCCATTCGCCCAGCCGCGTGTTCCGCCGCTTTGGCGGATGGATGATGGATGGCCTGCAAATCGGTTTGGACGGGGGCGCGGCGCGTCCGATTGCCTCTATAGCCGATACGGCAGGCCGTCTGAAAAGCGGTTTTACCGACCATATGGGCGCGCTGGCGGCACGGTTGTCTGCGGGCGGCGAGGCATTTGCGTCTGCACGCAATACTCAGGCGGCGGGCGGGATGACCATCAATTACAACCCGACCATCAATGCGCCGGGCAGTAATCCTCAGCAGATTGAGGCTGCGCTGCAGATGGGCTTGCGTGAATTCGAAGCAATGTTCCGCCGCATGATGGACGACAAAGCACGGAGGGCTTATTGATGTATGCGATGTTGGGTGATGTGCGATTTGAGCTTTTAAACAGCTTCACATCGCTTGAGGCGGAACATTCGGCGAACTTTGCCAAGCATGAGGTCTTAAAAGGCCGTCCGCGCCTGCAGGCCTTGCAAAACGAACTGACGACGTTGCGTTTCTCTCTCAAGTTGCATTGGCGGCTGGGTAATCCCGACACGGCTTATAAGGGTCTGCTGTCGGCTTTGGAGGCGCAGCAGGCAGTGTCTTTGGTTTACGGCAGCGGCCGTTTTGTCGGATGGTTTGTGCTTGAGCGGCTGACGGAGCGCACGTTGATTCAGGACGCGCAAGGTCGGACGGCGGCGCGGGAGTTGGATGTGGAGCTGACCCAGTTTGTCGGCGACCCGAATAATCCCCTGCCTACGCCCGCAGTCAAATCGGGCAGGCAAAATCCGCTCCTGTCCTTATTACCGGAGAGCGTTCGGGCTCAGGCATCGGATGTAGTGAGTGCGGTCGAAAAAGGTATCAAGGTTTACCGCGCTGCGGAATCGGGCATAGCCGATATGCAGAACCTGATACGCGCGGCCAAAGATTTGAAAAACGACCCGTCAGGGACATTAAACCTGTTGGGGGACGCACTCAATGTCGGTGGCAGCACTTTAGGAAGGCTCAATACCTTGCCGGAAGTAACGGCGGTTTTCGGCGACCTGAAAGGCGCGGCAGAATTTGCGGCACAGGCCGGACAAGCGGCCAACCGGCTGGGCGGAGCCGTCGGCGGTTATGAGGGCGGTTCGGTAGGAAGTTGGTTGGATGCGGTGGAAAACGGCGTAGCCGAAGCATCGGATGCGCTGGCAAACGGCTCTGCCGCCGCCCAGGCTTTGACCGGCTATCTTGCGGCAAGAAAGGATAAATGATGAGTGCGGTCATACGCTACACCACCCAAGACGGCGACCGATGGGATTTGATTGCGCACAAGCATTACGGCAACGCACTGTTGATTGACGGTCTGATTGCGGCCAATCCGCACTTGCCTTTGGCGGAGGAGTTCGTGAGCGGGCTGACGGTATTTGTCCCCGTTTTGGAAACCAAACCGAAAAATAACCAAGAGGAGCTGCCGCCGTGGATGCGTTAAGTGCGTTTTTGAAGCTGAAGGGCTTGGACGGCGGCAATACCCATCCGGTTACCATGCCCGATTTCGTCCTGTCTTACGAAGACAAAGATATAACGGCAGATGTTGCGCCTTATCTGATTTCGTTCAGCTATACCGATTATCTTGAGGGGCAGTCGGACGAATTGCAGGTCGATTTTGAGGATACGGACGGCCGCTGGCTGAGTAACTGGTATCCCGAACAGGGCGATGCTTTGTCTTTGAGCCTGGGTAACCAATTTACCGGGCTGGTTTCTCTCGGCAAATTTGAGATTGCCGAAATCGAATACAACCGCCCGCCGTCGACGGTCAGCCTGAAGGCTTTATCGACGGGCATTACCAAGTCGAACCGCACCCTGCGCGGCAAGGCGTATGAAAACACGACTCTGGCCGCCATTGTCCGTCAGATTGCAGGCCGTCTGAAATTGGAAATCACAGTGACGGTTAAAGATATCCCCATCAAACGCGTTACCCAGTATCAGGAGCGCTATGTCGAGTTTTTGGCGCGGCTGGCGAAGGAATACGGACACAGCTTTAAAATCGTCGGCAAGAAACTGGTGTTTACCGACAACGACGCGCTCAAACAGCGTCCTGCCGTTGCCGTCCTGAAACCCGAGGACATCATTCGTGTCCGCCTGCGCGATTTGATTAAGGGCGTGCCGTCCAAAGTAGATGTCAAAGGCTACGACCCGAAAAACAAGAAAACGGTCTCGGCAAGCCGAAAAAGCAAGCCCAAGCGAGGCAAAGCCAAACACGGCAGCACGGGCGATACATTGCGTATCGTGCCGAATAAGGGTGAGAGCGCGGCGCAATTGAATGCCAGGGCAGATGCCAAATTGGCAGATGCGCAGGACGACCAATGCGCGGGGACGGTTACACTGGTCGGCAATGCGCTGTTGGCGGCAGGCCAAATGGTACGGTTGAAAGGATTCGGCAAGTTTTCGGGCAAATATCTGGTCAAACAGTCGCGGCATGACTTTTCGCGCAGCGGCGGCTATACGACGGAAATCGAAATCAAGATGACGGAATATGTTTCTGAAGAGGAGCAAGGCAGTGCAAACCCATGATTTTACGGCAACGATGCAATTTGGTACGGTATCGGCAGTCGATGAGGCATCCCACAGTTTGCGGGTAAAAATCCCCGTACTCGACGACATGGAAACCGATTGGCTGCCGATGGCAACACCGGCGGCGGGCGGCAACCGTTTTTACAGCCTGCCCGATGTGGGCGAACTGGTGGTCTGCCTGCTGGACGCGCGCGGCGAAAACGGCTGCGTCATCGGCGCGATTTACAATGCCGCCGACAAGCCGCCGGTATCCGACCAAAACAAATGGGTCAAACGGTTTACCAACGGCACGGTCATCTCGCACGACCGGGGCAGCGGCGAAGTCGTTGTGGAAACGCCGGGCAAGGTCAAAATCAAAGCGGCACAGAAAGTGGACATCCAATCGCCGGAAACAGAAATTACGGGCAATGCGACGGTAAACGGGCTGTTGACCTATACCGCAGGTTTGGTGGCCGGCAATGCCGGCGGCGGCGAGGCGGCGAAGATTACGGGTAACGTCATCATTGACGGCGAACTTATCGTCAACGGCATCAATATCGGCAAGCACATCCATGACGGCGATTCCGGAGGGCAAACCGGCGAACCGAAAAATCATTAAGCCGCATTAAAAGGCGTTTCAGACGGCCTTCTCTACAATCCCTGTATCTATCAGCGATACAGGGATTTTTTGATGTTCTACGCCGCACCTATCTCGAAACACTGGCAGCTCGCGCCCGAAGGCTCGGGCGTGGTTCAGGGCGAGGACGACATCGACCAATGTATCCGCAATATCCTGTCCACCCGCAAAGGCGCGGACGTTACCCGTCCTGATTTCGGTTCCGACCATTACAAATGGCTAGACACCCCCGAAGATGTGTTTATCCCCAATATCGTGCGTTCGACCATGTTGGCAATACAGACGTGGGAGAAGCGGGCAGTGGTTGAGGACATTATTTTCGACGGTGTCGCACCGCATCTGACGATGACGGTTTACTGGCGCATAGCGGATGAAGTAGCAGGCGAGGTTTATACGACAGACATCAGATTGGAGCAGGCGACATGGATTTGAGCAAACTCAAGCGTGAAGAAGTCAAGGCGGTTTCAGACGACCTTGCCGAGATTTTGGCGCAGACCATTGCCGACTATGAGGCAAAAAGCGGCAAAACCCTGCAACCCGCCCACATCGAGCGTCTGATTATCAATACCTATGCTTACCGCGAAATGTTGACCCGTAAAGCCTTGAACGAAGCCTACCGCCAGCAGCACCCGCGTTTTGCAACGGGGTTGATGTTGGATTTGTGCGGCGATGATGTGAACACGCCGCGCCTTGAGGCATCGGCCGCCCGCTGCACCGTCCGCTTTACCCTTGCAGCTTCCCACAGCGAACCCGTCGTCATCCCGCAAAGTACGCAGATTGCCGCAGGTGCGACCGTGTTTCAGACGGCATCGGAAGGCACGCTCTCACCAGCCGGCCGAACTTTGGATTTAGAGGCTGTCTGCACGCAGACAGGTGTGTCTGGCAATGGTTTTGCCGCAGGACAAATCAATACCTTGGTCAGTCCTATTGACGGCGTATCTGCCGCCAATATCGAAGTATCGGCAGGCGGTGCGGACGAAGAGTCGGACGATGCTTATCGGCAACGCATCCTGCTCGCCCCGGAAAGTTTCAGCGTGGCGGGGCCTGTCGGCGCATACGAATACTTTGCACGACGTGTCAATCCTGTCATTTGCGACGTTCATGTCGGCAACCTGAAAACGGCAGGCGGCGAGCCGGTCGGCGGCCGGGTACGGGTAACGGTGCTGACTAAAAACGGACTGCCGTCTCCCGAACTCATCGGCGAAGTGCAGAGGGCTTTGTCTGACGAACGTGTCCGCCCGCTTTGCGACACGGTAAGCGTTGCCGCTCCTTCTGTTATCGATTACACGCTGGATGCGGAACTCACGCTGTTTACAGGCGCGGATGCCGCCGAAGTTTTGGCGGCGGCAAAACAGGCTTGGGCAGATTACGAAGCATCACGCCGCGAAAAACTGGGCGCAGACATCGTGCCGCTGGACATTCAGACGGCATTGAAGGCGGCCGGCGTATACAACGTCGTTTTAAAGTCGCCCGCGCTGACCGTCGTCCAACCCGACCAATGGGCAAGATGCACTTCCGTCAATATCCGCATATCGCCTGAAACGGCGGAGGGTTAGCAATGGCAAAACTCTCCTACGCATCCGTTATCGAACACGACCGACGTTACAAAATGTTGGCGGATTTAGGCTTGAGAATAAATGAGGTCGATGCGGTCAGACTACTGCCGAGGTTGGTAGATTTGGTTGCTCCGGAACACTTGGCGCTGCTGGCGGAGGGTCGCAGCATTTTAGGTGCGGACGGCTACTGGTTAGCTGAAAGCGACCAGACGCGCCGCAAGCTGATTAAGGGCGCGTACCAGCTGCACCGTATGAAAGGCACGCCGTGGGCAATACGCGAAATCGTGCGGCGGCTCGGTTTCGGAGAAGTCGAAATCACCGAAGGCTTGGGCAATAAGGAACACAACGGCGAAATCAGGCGGGACGGAACCTACGCGCACGGACGGTCCGACCACTGGGCGCATTACCGTATCACCATGAACGGCGCGCTAACCAACGATCAGGCGGCTTTGCTGCGGCATACCCTGCAAGCCTTCGCGCCTGCACGATGCGTATTGGCGGCATTGGATTACCGGCACGCCGCCGTCCGGCATAACGGACGGGTATCGAGAGACGGAACATTTAACCGAGGAACTGCATAATGGCAAATTTGAACGAAACAGCATAATGGGAAACAGGCATTTACCAATTAGAAACCTCCGACCCCGTGATGGGCGGGCCGGACGGCATCGACAACCGTCAGGCAAAACAATTGGCCAACCGCACCCTTTGGCTCAAAAAACAAACCGAAGCCCTTCAGACGGCATCCGACGACAAAGCCGCCGCAAGCACCGCCATCAACGCAGGCGGCGGACTGACGGGCGGCGGCAGCCTTGCCCAAAGCCGCACCATCGCACTGGGCGCGCCCGGGCAAATCACCGCGACAAGCCAAAACGCCGTCCAAGAAAACAGCCACACCCACGCCATCGACACCGCCACCACGACGCGCGCGGGTATCGTTCAGCTCGACAACACCGTCAGCGAAGCCGAAAACACCGCCGCCACCCCGAAAGCCGTCAAAACCGCGCTCGACCAAGCCTTGGCAGCCGCCGCGGCCGCCAACCTCAAAGTCTCCCTCTCCGGCGACCAAACCGTCAACGGCCAAAAAACCTTTACCGCCCAAACCCAATTCCAAAGCGGCATCCATTTATCCGCCAACCAGACGAACTGGAACGGCGGCCACAAAGCCTACATCGGCGCGGATGCCGACAACGCCCACATCGTCTTCGGCGACGACACCCTCCGCCTGCACAGCGCAAACAACCGCATTTCCTACAACAACCACGACATCTTCCACAAAGCCAACAAACCGCGTTTTGCCGAAGACATCGAAGGCAAGCCGAACACACTGTCCGGATACGGCATCGGCAATTTCAAAGTCGAAACCTTCCGGGGCGATTTGAACACCCTCAAAACAGACGGCATCTATTCCCTGCCGACAGCGGTCGGCAGCTCCAACCTGCCCGTTGAAAACACCGCCTGCCATATCCAAGTCATCGCCGGCACGCAACCCGGCTGGTGCAGGCAGTTGGGTTATCCCGCCTACACGTCCGACGTGTACGAACGCCACCAGGTAAGCAGCGCAAACGACAACTGGTCCGCATGGAAAAAACTCAATTCGGACGGCATCCCCGTCGGCGCGATCGTATCCTTTCCCAAAGCCGTCCGAAACCCCGCAGGCTATTTGCGGGCAGACGGCACGACCTTTGCACAAAACACCTTCCCCGACCTTTACCGCGCCTTGGGCAACAGCAACCGCCTGCCCGATTTAAGCCGTACCGACATCGGCATCACCGCGTGGTTTCCGTCCGACCAAATCCCGACCGGCTGGCTGGCGTTTGACGACATCCGCACGCGCGTAACCGAAACCGCTTATCCCGAGCTGTACCGCCTGCTGACCGGAAAATACGGCAGCATCCAAAACGTCCCGCAGGCGGAAGACCGCTTTATCCGCAACGCGGGCAACAGCTTGGCAGTCGGAACGAAGCAGGAAGACGAAATCAAACGGCACACCCACAAAGTATTTTCACACTGGACAAGCCACACAGACGTGGCAGCCGTCGGTTACGAAGACGGCAACGAAAGGCAACGCAGCGCGCTCGTATCGACGTGGACGGACGAAAATTTAAGCGACAACGGCTTTTTAACCCCGCGCCTGGACAGCAAAATGGCGACAGGCGGCGACGAAAACCGCCCCAAAGCACTGGTTTTAAAACTGTGCATCAAAGCCGCCGACACCTTGGGCGAAGCCGTGTTCTGGATAAAGTCCCACGGCGAAACCGTCAACGCCGGCGCGCTGGACGCGGGCACGCTGGAGCAAGGTTTGCAAGACAAAGCCGACCGCGACCACACCCACACCGCCGCCCAAATCCAAGGGCTGGACGAAAAAATCAGCACCGCCGTTGCCGCGCAATTCACACGCCAAACCATCGGCGGCGTGGATATTGTCAGATTCCCCGACGGCACAATGATACAGACCGGCAGCTACAGGTTCACACGAAGCGGCGGCCCCATAGAAAACGAAGTCGTCTTCCCCGTCGCCTTTGCCGACGGCAACGTCAAATGCTTCGTATCCGAACGCCATTCGGAACGCGTTACCGGCGATCGAAGGCAACACAACTGGCTGTTTATCCGCGCAAAAAACCACGCCGCCGCCATTATTACCAACTGGTACGAAGGCAGTTGCGACTGGATGGCCATCGGCAAAGCCGCCTCGGGAAACGCCGCCAGCTCCCCGATAGTCCCCGAAATACCTGAAACCAACGAAGAACCGCAAAGAGAGAGTGGAAGAACATCAACCGGACCCCGAAACCGCCGCCGCCACCGAGACGGCTTGCTCGAGGCACTGCAAGACTAGCGGGCTGTAGAGATGGCTGTAGAGATGGCTGTAGAGATGGCTGTAGAGATGGCTGTAGAGATGGCTGTAGAGATGGCTGTAGAGACGGGTTGTAGAGATGGGTTGTAGAGATGGGTTGTAGAGACGGGCTGTAGAGATGGGCTTCAGCCTGCCGATCCAAGCGATCCGACCGAAACCGGCCGCGCCGCCAATCCCCCGAAACCTATGCCCCGCCAATCCTGCCACTCTTCGTCATTCCCGCCGCTTTCGTCATTCCCGCGAAAGCGGGAATCCAGCCCCTAAACGCGGCAGGAATCTATCGGAAAAAACAGAAACCCCCGCCGCCGTCATTCCCGCGCAGGCGGGAATCCAGACCCCAAACGCGGCAGGAATTTATCGGAAAAAACAGAAACCCCCGCCACCGTCATTCCCGCGAAAGCGGGAATCTAGACCCCAAACGCGGCAGGAATCTATCGGAAAAAACAGAAACCCTCGCCGCCGTCATTCCCGCGAAAGCGGGAATCCAGCCCCTAAACGCGGCAGGAATCTATCGGAAACGGCTGAAACCGAACGGACTGGATTCCCGCCTGCGCGGGAATGACGAAGCTTCAGACGGCATTGCCGCCCCGCCGCCAATCCGTAACACCGACCCCGAAAGGAAAACCAATGACCATTTACTACAAAGACCGCGCCTTTTACGACGCGGATACCCTCGACCAAGCCCCCGAGGGCGCGCGCCCCATTACGCCCGAACAACACGCTGGGCTGCTCGCCGCCCTCAATTCCGGCTGCATCGTGTCCGACGATTTGACCGTTTCCCCGCCGCGCCCGTCCGAATACCACGAATGGGACGGAAAAGGCTGGGTACTTAAGCCGACTGCCAAAAAGAAAATGCTGCAAGAGGCGAAGTCTGAAAAACTGGCGGAAATCAACCGCGCCGCGCAATCCTATATCGACCGTGCGGCGGGCTTGGACAAAGTGCCGGAATTTGAGGTAGCGACTTGGACAACGCAAGCATTCGAGGCGAAGGCATGGCATGCCGACCCCAATGCTGTCACGCCGACGCTTGACGCCATTGCCGCTTCCCGAGGCGTGCCTCCCGATGTTTTAAGGCAAAAAGCTTATGAAAAAACACTCAAATTCGAACTTTTGACCGCGCATGTTGCAGGCTTGAGGCAGGCGGCGGAAGACAAAATCAACGCCGCGGCTAATCTTGATGAACTGACTGATATATCGCTCGTCATCGACCTGAAAGCCGAGGCTGAATGATGGCGGAGGTTTATCTGGCACTTTACAAAGGAAAGGCGGACGGAATACGTGCGAGGTTTGAGGATTGGCTGATACGTACTGTAACTCGCAGTCAGTACAGTCACTGCGAAATCGCCGTGCGGCTCCCTACATACTGCGCCTCTTCTTATGCCTGTTATTCCTCCAGTGGGCGCGACGGCGGTGTACGTATGAAAGTGATGCCGCTGCCGTCTGACAAGTGGGATTTAATTCCGCTGCCGCCATCCGCGCACAGTTCGGTCGTCTGCCTATATGCTCAGACACGCGGTTGCCGTTACGACTGGATGGGAGCAGTTGGGACGGTATTCCGTCTGACTCAGAGCAAAAACCGTTGGTTCTGTAGCGAGTTTTGTGCGACGGTAATGGGAATAACCGAAGGTTGGCGGTTCTCGCCCGGGGATTTGGCAGCAATGTTCCGGAGGGAGGCTGTATAACACCCTCTCAATTTTGTCAGACCCAAATCGACGAATGAATGAGGGTCAGCAGATACGCATCGGAAACCGGCGATATTGCCCTGTTCGAGCGAGCGGAAAAAGAAATTGCCAATTATCAAATGATCCAGAAACGCTATGCAACTGATGGAAATAACATCAATAAAGGAGGATAAAAATATTAAAGTGGGACGGCGACGTACCGGTGCGGGAACACCGATACGCCAGCCAAGCAGAGTGAGCTGCATTGACTTCAAGGCCGCCTTAGTCTCTAGAGACTTGGGCATTCTATCCAAAATTGGAGTGAGTGCAAATGCAAAACTACCGCGAAATGCGCTGCAAATACTGCGGCAAACTGCTTGCCAAAGGCAGCGGATACGTGCAAATCAAATGTGCACGCTGTAAAAACATCAATTTATTCAGTAACTAAAAAATCAGAAGAGTGCCGTTGAGCATCATATTAAATCTGTTTCGAGCGTCCAGAATGCCGTAAACTAGGAGTATATATATGATGCAAAAAACACAACAAACTCTACCGATTATCCCTTGGATGGGCGGCAAACGTCGATTGGCAAAACACCTGTTGCCCATGTTTCCCGAGCATTCGTGTTATGTTGAGCTGTTTTCCGGCGGCGCGGCGTTGTTCTTTATGCGCCCAACGCCTGCTAAAGTAGAGGTACTCAACGACATCAACGGACAGCTCATCAACCTATACCGCGTGGTACAACACCACTTTGACGAGTTCGTCCGCCAATTCGATTGGACGTTGACCAGTCGCGAGGTATTTGCCCGTCTGCAAAGCACCCCGCCTGACTGTATGACCGATATACAACGTGCCGCTCGGTTCTTCTACCTTCAACACAACGCCTTCGGCGGCAAGACCGTCCATCAACATTTTGGTACGGCAACCACATCAAAAGCGTGGGATGCGTCGCAGATTAGGGCAAAATTGACAGCATCTCAAGCCCGTTTGAGAGGAGTATTTATCGAGAACGAACCGTGGGAGCGCTGTTTCAAGCGATATGACCGAGAGCATACCTTCTTCTACGCAGACCCGCCGTACTGGCAAACCGCAGGGTACGACCACGCATTCGATTGGCCGCAGTATGAGCTGCTGGCCAAAGCGATGGTGGAGAGCAAGGGAAAATTCATGCTATCTATCAATGACCATCCTGATATAAGGGAGTTGTTCAAAGACTTCCGCATCACACAGCTTGAGCTTGCCTATACGGTTGGCAGAGACAAAACCGGTAAAACAAACGGTGAGCTGGTCATATGTAATTGGTAAAATAAAAAGCGACGGTGACGTCGCTTTTTAAAAAGTGAAAAAGAGTTACAAATAGTGAAACAAAAAACAAAATAAATTTTCTCAAAAAATGGTTTATTTTTTCGCGGTCGGCTTCAACCGGAGGATTGCAGCAGCCATCCTTCATGCAGGAACACCGGTCAATCACAAGAAAGTCAGCCGTCTGATGGCGAAGACGGGGCTGAAGGCAGTGATACGGCGGCGCAAATACCGCTCGTTCAAAGGAGAAGTCGGCAAAATTGCGCCGAATATCCTGCGACGCTGTTTCCATGCAGAAAAGCCGAATGAGAAATGGGTAACGGACGTTACCGAGTTCAATGTAGGCGGAGAAAAGATATACCTTTCTCCGATTATGGATTTGTTTAACGGGGAAATCGTCAGTTACCGTATTCAAATCCGCCCGACTTTCGATTTGGCCGGCGAGATACTGAAAGGTGCGCCGGAGAAACCGGGATCGTCTGAAAAGCCGATACTGCATTCGGATCAAGGTTGGCAATATCAGATGTTTTTTTATAGTGGATTAAATTTAAATCAGGACAAGGCGATGAAGCCGCAGACAGTACAAATAGTACGGCAAGGCGAGGCAACGCCGTACTGGTTTAAATTTAATCCACTATACAACAACGATAGAATCAAGTTGAAATTAAAAGGGCTGAGCCTTGTTCAGTACAGAATTCAGTCCCTGAAAGCCGCTTGA